GCACCGAAATAGAGCAGGTCGAGGAAGATCAAGCTGTGCCATACGATCAGCTTCAGCATGCGAACGGCTTTGATTTTGGATAAAAGAGCGCTCATGGTTCATCACCTGTTGATAAGAAATTTGTCCAGCTCTTTTTCGCACTTGACAATTTCTTCTTTGTTATTGCCTGTACGTGCGTTTTGAAGCAGACACTTCACGCCATAGCAAATAACCTTGTTCATTTCGTGCGCTTCTTTTTGGTTTTCCTCGAGCTGGTTTATCCGTTGATCGGTTTTTTTATCAGCGTCCTGCAATGCGCGGATTTGGCGCGCCCTTTTGAACCACGGGAAATGATCTGTAATGGTTTTCCACGCAGTCCCGAGAAGAACGATCGCGCCCAATCCCCACATAATATCAGCGAGTTTCACCGTGAAGGTTATGCTGTCCATCGTCATTCAATCCTTTCTATGCCTCGGTCAGTTTCGTCCACGTAGCGGGGCCGACCGTCCCGTCGACAACCAACCCGTGATCGCGCTGATACAGCTTCACGGCGATCTGCGTCTTCGGCCCGAACTTGCCGTCAACTTTCAGATTGTGCCCGCCGTTCTCGGACTGATTGAGCAGGTTTTGCAGCGTGATAACGTATGCCCCTTGACTTCCTACCCGCAGCGTAGGCAGGGCGGCTTCCTGAGGCTTCTGCGGCTCCACAGGCAGCAGCGAGGCCCATGTCTTCGGGCCCACGACGCCGTCCACTGTCAGCCCATGCCCGCGCTGATACCATTCGACAGCGGAAGCGGTGAGCTGGCCGAACGTCCCATCCGTAGCGAGGTTCGCGCCGTTGGCGTTCAAGAGCTTCTGCAGGGTAATCACTGCCTCGCCGGAGTCGCCCCTGCGCAGGGTAGGCATAGACGGAGAAGCAGGTTCGACCGATACTTCGATTTCATCTTCACCGCCGCGCACGGCTGCCCAATGAGTGAAATACGGCTCGCAGTCTTCGTACGGGTTCTCATGAACTCCGTGTCCCAGGTATCCTCCGGCTTGAAGCACGGAATCGGTTTCACCGTCCACCATAGCGACGTGCACCATGCCCATTTCGCCGTTGGTGCGCTTGCCGTAGTGGAACAGCAAAATATCCTCTTTTCTGGGTATCGTGTCCAGCTTTCCATACCGGATGAAGTCGCCCGTCGGTTTGATGTTTTCATACCATTGGGAATCGGAACTGTGCTCCCAATGGAAACCCGCCAATTTCGCCGCTTCCATAATCAGGCCGGAACAGTCCCACTCATCGGGGCCGTGATGCCCGTGAATATACGGTTCCCCAACCTGTGCACGCATGAACTCGATCATGATTCTGTTTCTGGTCTTTTTCAGAGGTGCTTCCCCTTTCAGATATGCGTACCATTCCTCCGCCGCCTTGCCCCTCGCGTCCAGCGACTTTTCTGCTGCTGCGCCTCCGGCAAGGATCGCCGCCGACCGCTCGTAGTTCCGGCCGAACACGCGGGCAAGATAGTATGGCGCGCTCCACTTCTCCACGGGCGACTCCGCACAGGCCGCGAACTGCCGGAAGGTCAGCGGGTATTCCTTCGTGCTGAAAAACTGCTTGCCGGTGTCATGCTCGTCCCTGATCTTGGCGAGCTGCCCGTCCATCAGCTCGTCCTGCGGCGGGGCTTGCGCTGCCGCCCATGAGCGGAAGTTTGTCGAGGGAGTCCATTGGACGAGCCCGTACCCGCTCGAATCCTTGACCTTTCCGCTCTGCCAGCGTCCGGGATTCATGCCGGATTCCCGCTGCATGTTCCCGAGCACTCCGCAGATTGCCGGAAGCGGCCAGCCAAGCGACGCGAAGAACCTGCGGATATACTCCGCATTCGCCTGCCGCTCCGCTTTCGTCAGCGAGCCTGTGCTTGCGTAAAAGGTTCCGAGCTTACCTGTCATCATGCTTTTCCCTCCTGTAATACTCTTCCATTTGGTCGTCGGCGACGGACGCGGCGTGGCACAGTGAGTATGCGAGCAGCAGCAGAAACGCGCCGATAATGACTAATGCGATCATGGGTTTGCTCCTTTCCGGCAGGTAGGCAACCTGAACTGCCCAATAAAATACCGGACATTTTTTGTCCGGTAGGGTTCACGCGCTGCGGTTCCGTATTTAGCTAAACCGGTTATACCAGTACAGCAGCTCCGCTTTCATGACATCGGTCGCCGTGTGGGGAACGTCGGTCAGCAACCGCAGCCGGCAATCGACGCCGGAACGCTTTACCCGCGTCGCATACTCCTGCGAAATCTGGTACGGAATCGAAGGATCGGCAAGCCCATGCCAAATCTTGATCGGGACCGGAAACAGGATGCAGTCGTTACCCGCGTAGTCCTGATACGTCCGGGTCGTAAACGGGTTATACCCGCGCACCCTGTCCTCTTCCCACACGGAGGCGACGGCGAACCCGAACTGCGCGGCGAAGTTCTCCTGATCTTGCTCCCATACGCCCTGATACGGCGTTTCGCCGATATTGACCGTCTTTTGGTTTGTCGTTGGGCAGAACACGCCGACGGCCTTCACCAGCTGCGGGAAGGTGTTTGCGAAGTTCAGTGCGGTAATGCCACCCATCGAGACACCGGAAGCATAGATCAGCGGCTCGACGTTATAGTTCTCGAGGATATGCTTGTACGCCTTATGGATAGCCTGTATCGATCGCGGGCATCCCCACGCCGCGGCGTCGTTGTCGCTCGAGCCGTTCACGTCAAACAGCGCATACCCGGCCGCGAGAAGATTGTCGAAATCCCCCATGCTGCCGGTGCCGGTGCCAGCGATCCACCAGCCGAGGCCGTGCGCGGCGAGGACAAGCCGCGTCGGCGCGCCGTCTGCGGTATAGGTATCCGGCAGCCGCAGCAGGCACGACACATTGCCGGGCGTTTCGCTGTCCTGTATCGTTGCCGCCGTGCCCGTCGTGTCGTCAAAAGCCTGGTTGACCGATACCGAAAACCGGATATCTCCGGACTGATATGGAAGTTTCGAACTCAATCCTAAAGTCTGGCTCAGCAGCAGCGCATTCACCCACTTGTCCGGCGTGATCGTGCCATACCCGACATTGACGAGCGTAATCCGGTATTTGTATCCGGCCTCAAAGCCGTCATAATACGGGCTGGCAATCTCGAGCACGCCGACAAAGCTGTCGTCCGGGTTGTACTTGAATACCGCGTCGAACATATAGCCAGCCTTCGCGACCGCGACGTCAACATTCCCATCGATGAACGGGATCAGCCGCAAAACCTGACTGTAGAAAGGCTCGTCGTTCAGGTTGACGCCGTAGGTATAATCGATCGCGCCCTGTTCCCAATCGGTTTCCGCATGGAACGCGATTCCGGCATACCCATATGCCAGCGCGGCTTTATCGGCTTTCAAAGCAAGGCCGGGGACATCGGCGCTCAGCTCCAGCGCGTCGCCGAACAGCAGCATATTCATCCATTCGTCCGGTGTGATCGTGCCATAACCGCTTTTGCAGAGGGTGATCCGATAGTTATACCCCGCCTCAAACCCACTGTACATCGGGCCTGAGACGGTCGTATGCCCGAGATAGTTCTCCAGCGCGAGGTCGTACTTGAACACGTCCTCGATGATGTAGCCGGTTTTTGCGATTGCGATCTGTATCTCCGCGCCCGTGAAATATGGGATCAGGCGCAGGGCTTGACTGTAATACGGTTCATCGTCGAGATTCACGCCATAATCATAATGAATTGCGCCCTGCTCCCAATCATCTGCGGTGAACGGCGCGCTGAGATACCCGTACTGCAGCGGCAGCTTGTCCGCTTTTGAGCTGACCCTTTCATTGATGGTAGCAACGGCATTCTGCGCCAAAAGCTGAACCTTCCGCGTCAAGTCGATGATGTTGTTCCCAGCTGCCATGATTTCATAAACGGTATCCGGATCGAGTTCGGTATTGAAGAAATTCACCTGCGCGACGCGCATTGCGCCGTCTGTGTAGTCCGCGCCGAGGCTGTCCTTGATATTGGTCAGATAACAGTAAACATACACATGGGCGTCCGCCGCTCCGCTGCCGGAATACCGCGCCAGCACGCAATTGTTCGCCTTACCGATCAGCACACTCGCGTCACTCACGCCTTTATCGTTGCCGAACAGTACTTCGGTATCGAAAGACAGGATTTCCCCGGTCGGCGTTTCGAGCCGGAAGAAAAAGAAACTTTGGTTCTGAACCAGGTCGGTCAGAATCTGCTGGTAATACGACACGACCGGAAAGCTGGGCGGGCTTCCGCTCGCGGCGTCATAATCGTCATAGGCGCGCGCTTTTCCGGTAGAATTGAGGCCGCTTATATCGGCGCTGATCAAAATGGCCAGCAGGTTGCGGTCATAAAACGCGTATTCATCCGTGGCCGCGATCGCCGGGTTTTGGTTTATGATAACCTTTTGCGGCAATGCAGCCGCTTCCCAGCAGACGCGGAAATACATTTCGGCAGCCGCCGCCGCGCAGGGATATCCCGCGCCAAGCTCGCCGAGGAAGCTGTCATCTGAAGTATCGTATACGGCTACCCACGGGTATACTCCACCGCTGAAAAACAGGTAGTCGCCGGCGAGTATCGCATATTTCCCGGACACGCGATACTCGCCCTCGCCCGGCGTCTCGATACCGCCCGAACCGTTGATGATCTCGTTCGAAGTGCCCCATAAGATCCACAGATAGTTCAGGTCTTCCCGTTCGAGGAAATTCGCAATGACCGGCGCGGCATTCGCGGCGGCGGTATCGCACGCGGCGGTCGCTTCCTGCATCGCGACGAACTGCGCCAGAACGTCCTCAAGGTCGGGAATGAACGTGCTCAGATTGTACACCTCGCCGATCACGCCATCATTGACGGTCGTGCTGGCGTAAAAGATCGTTTCCTTATATCCGACTTTATACAGCCGTACCATGAGCAGCGCCGGCCCGGAGGCATAATATGCTTCCTCTCCGAGAACCACAGACGCGACGTTGCCGGAAATTGTCCCGGCAAGCAGAAACGGCTGACGGTTGCCGTTGACGATATACCCCTCGCATTGCAGCCCGCTCAGATCGGCCGGGGCCCCATCGCGATAACACGTGATGTCTATCCGGTGCGCATTTTCATCGCCCGCAACAAAGATCGGGGGAAGCTCTTTCAGCATGACAGGCATGGAAAATGTGAAATTGTCCGATATCAGTATCAAACCGCTATCCATCTCGATTCCCCCTTACTCCGGTATCGTGCCGTTAAGCACGGTCGTGTCCGCTTCAAAAATCGTGGTCGACAACGCTTCGTAAACGAGCTTTACAAACAGCGTTACGGGACCGGGGACCAAATAAAAAGAAGCGTCGAAAAGGACTGATGCAATGCCATCAGCAATCGAGCCGTCAATCTGACAGTTCTGGCCACGATGGTTGGTAATCATGCCCATGCAGGCATAACCGTCGATATCCGCAGGCTGCCCTCCACGCAGGCAGGCGACGCTGAGCCTGTGCGCATTCGCAGCGCCGCCGACCATAAACGGCGGCAGTATTTTCGGCGTACTGCCTGTAAGAAAATCAAAGGTATCCTGAATCTCGATGATGCCGCTGTCCATGTTACGGCCTCCCGTTATCTGACGTCGCTGAGGATAACAATGCCGTTGCCGCCAGCTGCCGCTACGCCCGGATCATACGCCGCGCCGCCGCCACCGCCGCTATTGGGCGCGCCTGCGATCGCAGGGTAAGCTGGATCACCTGTTGGCTCATAACCGGCGCCCGCGCCACCACCGCCGTCACCGCCTGCAGGTCCGGGATTCGCCGTGCTGCCTTGGTTCGTACCGCCGCCGCCACCGCCGTAAAGCTGTCCGGCAGTGAGATGGAACTCCCTTGTCGTCGTTCCTTGCCCTTGCCCGCCATCCTGACCATTACCGCCGTCCGAAGCGCCGGGGCGATAACGTCCGCCGCCGCCCGAACCGCCGTTGCCGTTCGTAAGGCCGGGGTTCGCCGTCAAGCCAAAACCTGTGCTTGCATTGCCGTTTGTACCCGCAGCGCCGCCGGCTCCAATAACGACCGGATACGGAGTGTCTTTTACGATGCTTACGACAGAATTGAGCGTATACCCGCCGCCGCCGCCGTTCAGCGTGCCGCCGCCGGCGCCGCCGCCGACCAGAAACACGCGCATGTTCCGGGTTGCGTTCGTCAGGGTAAAGGTGCCGCTCGACAGCAGCTTGATCCGGTAATGCCCGCCGTCGTCGTCAATCAGAATAAAATTACCCGTGTATGTAAATTGCGGTGCTCCGGCAATCGTACCGCCCGCCGGGAAAAAGCTCAATATACTCATACCCTCACCTCGTTAGCTGATCAGTGTCGCAACGATCCGCACAAGCACCGGGATATCGACCGTCGGCTTGTCTCCGATCGCGCGGATTGTGATTTTGTTTGCACTCTGCCCCGTGGCGCGGATCATCGCTGCAATACACGCTTCATACTGCGCGTCGGTCGCGGTGTCGGCAAGCCCGACGCTTACGCCTTTCAGCGCGGCGGTCATGCCAGCGATGGTCAGATCCTGCGTATAGGGGGCGGACGCGCCTACCCACGAAGCGGCGGCGAGCGTCGCTGCGATCTCGGTCATGGGCGATATCTGCTGCCATTCGCCGACAATCCAGTCCTCGCCGCTTAAGTATGCGTAATTGCTCCAGATCGAAGCGTCGGTTTTCGGGTAAAACTTGATCAGTATGCGTACGACGGATCGTCTATGGACGTGGAGCACCCCTGTCCGCGCCTCTGCCGGCGAGATATTCGTCGTTGCCGCCGGATCAGTCTGCGCGTAAACCATCTCGTTGTCCTCAAGCGCGGCGCAGATTTCCTCAAGCGTCCCGGTCGTGGTCGAAACGCCGATCCATCCTAGCGCGGCATATATTTTGACCTGATGGTCGCCCGAATATGACGCATCGATGTTTGCCCGGGCTATTACTTTTTGCGGATCGCTTAACGCCTGTTCATCGTACCGGACAAGCGGTGCATCGTCGATCATCTGCTGCACGCGCGACGGCCGCAAGCCCTCCGGAGCGATCAACCCGCAAACAGTATCGTCCTCGCGCTCGTCGGTGATATCGTCCGCAACCAACGCGGACGCGCCGCCGTGGATATAGACCTGCGCGAGCGAGAGTTCGTAAACCGTGCTCGTGCGCGTCAGCGCCGGGGCTACGGGGCTCGCGTTCGCAGTCCCGACCAGTTTTGCCGCAATGATCGTTCGCGCGGTCAGGTCAAGCCGCAGGATGATTCGGTCGATCCGGTCAAGCGACGGTTCGGTCGAGTGCGTAAACACCTTCACGCCACCGCCATCGTCACTCAGGACATAATAACGCCCGAGGATCATCGCCCGGCCGTAGTCAAGCTCGACGCTCATTGAGCCGCCTGCAGCCGTTACCTCCAGATTATCGCCGACGTTCGCCACGCCGTTCGACGCCAGCGCATAGAATGCCGTCGCGGTATCTGCGGAATCATACTCGCGCGGATCTTCGACCGTCCCCTGAAAAAAACCGTACTTTTCAAGCGCCATACAATCACATCCTTATCTTGCGGCGTTTTGCCTAAAGGTCAGCAGTTTCCCGACGGTAACCGGCGCGTCGCCGAAGGTCGCCGAGAGCTTGCGCGCTCCGCTCTCGTATGTCTCGGTGATCTCCATGATCCGCGCGGCCATATATACGCCGCGCCCGCAGACGATTACCTTGTCCCCCACGTCGTAGTCGCGTTCATACCGGCACGCGCCGCTGTCGATCAGCGTCGCGGTCAGTGAGGTTTTGCTTTTCGTATCGGTCAGCTTGTTCTGCGCGTACAAGGTCAGCATCGCGGAATCGTCAATGCTGCCGGCTTCGGTCCAAAGCTCGCGTCTGTTCGGGAAAACCGCGCTCCCGCCCTCGGAAAGGATGAAGCGGTTTTCATCTTCCCCGGCGCCGCCGACGTACACCGTTGAAGCGCTGCCGGAATTAGTCTGCTTATACGTCATATCTGCCGCGTTGCCGTTTTCCTCGCTGATCAGGCACAGCGCCGCGCCCTGTGTTCGGTCAATGCCTGCCCATGCGTCAAAGACAAACTGCTTGTTGATAAAATCCGGCCAGATATCCCAGCCGATTTCCGTCGTTTCGCCAATGGTTTCAAATAGCGTGTCCAGCCTGTCAAAGCGCGCCTGCCACGGAAGGACAATCCCGCGCTCGAGATTGGTCGCCGCTATCAGGTTCGGGACCCTGCGCAGGATATCGTCCGGGTCGATCATGTTGTTCACTGCGAAATGCTGGTACGCGGCCTCCGCGCTGCCGGTGAAGCGGTCCCAGCCGAAGTCCTGATACGGCCGCGGGTCCGAGCCCGTCGGCGGCACGCAGACGCGGCGCTTCGCCAAGCCCTTGAGCATGCCGCCCTTTACGGTCAGTTTCGAGCGCGAGTGCTGTGAGACATCTTCGATCAGATATACTTTCTCCGGCGCGTCGCTGAAAAATGCCAGGATATTCGGCGTAAGAAGATCCGCGTTTTTCGCGCGTGGGTCGATCGAAATGCTGACGTCGCCCGTGCCATAATAGCTGCGCGTCAGCTGCGCACTCTCAAATTGCGCAAGCTCGCCGATCTTTTCAAAATCGAAGGTCATCAGCTGCAGTGTCATACTACACCCCCTCGTATGCGTTGCGCCATGCGACGGTCAGCTCGCTCTGCGCGTTCGCGCCGCCCGGCTCATAGACCAGCCCGTTCACGCCCGGCGCGAGATAAAAATCAGCGAGCGGCGTAACAAGGCTCAATCGGCCGAATGCGCTTACCTCACGACCAAGGATGTCGATCATGTGCGCGTCCAGACGTGCAGGATCTGTATTCAGGATCAGCGTTTGTCCTTCCGGCACCGGGATAGCGAGCGCCAAGCGTTTTCCCGTAGTGCTGTTGTACAGGCTCGGAGCCTCGCCTTTGCAGGCGATCGTGATCTGGACGGGCGCGTTGACCTGCCCGCGATTGGTTACCGACTTCGTATAATCCCGCAGCCCAAAGCTGACCGGGAAGGAAAACGGCAGCGCGAAACCCGTTCCCGCGCTGTAAGCAAACTTAAGCTCAGATAGGTAATCGTCATACCAGTACGGGCTTTCGCAGCGGAAATCCAGCTTAATGTTTGGCTGCGCGTTCAGGAACCGGCCGTTCGCGTCCAGCCCGCCGTCCGGAACGGCATAGGTCATATACTTCCCCTGATCATTCTCGTAGATCAGCCGCGCCCGGTCGCTGCCCTGCGCCGCCTTATCGGGCGACAGAATATCGATAAGCAGCATCCGGTAATCATACAAGAGCCGGCGGCTTTCAGCGAGTACACTGAACGTAACGGTCACGACGCGCTTTTCGCGCAGCAGACCGGCAATCGTGTCCCCATGCTGATACACGCCGCGCAGGGTTTCGACTTTCAAGTCCGGGATTCCGAGCCCGCCGACCTTCGACAGCACAAACGGCGCATGATGAAAAACAACCTGTTCATCGTCAAGATTGATATACGTCAGCCGCTGCATTGCTTTAGCCTCCCATAATCTGCTCGGCGAGGTCTTCGTTCGCGCGGCGTATCCGTCGCGCTGTCTCCGCGGGAGATTCGACGGGCGTGTTGAAGTTGTTCTGCTGATTGATGTTCACACTGCGCTCGGAAGCGCCGCCGCTCTCCCCGGGCGCACTCTGCGAACGGTTATTGGCCGCCGCGACGTTCGCCGCCTGTATCTGCGCGAGCGCGTCGGCAAGGTTTTGGGAGAACGTCGCAAACCAGTCGTCGAATACCCCGACAGTTGAGACGAAGCCATCCATCAGCCGTTCGCCCAGCGTGCGGCCCATCGCGTCGTACTCGGGCGCGTAATCGGCAAGCAGGTCGATGATCTGCTGCTGCGTCGAGTTCATCAGCTCGACCTCGGCTTCGGCCTGCAGGTTCGCCTGCGACATGCGATCCCGGTAGAACGCCTCGAGCTCCGCACGCCGGTCGTCGAGTGCATCAATCTCGGAATCTGCCTGATGGTTGATGTTTTCGATCTGCTGCTGTAAAGCTGTCCGCTGATCCTTCCGATCCATTTCGCGCAACCAGTCGTCATAGGCTTTCCGGGCCGCGTCGAGCTGCTTTCGCAACTGCAGCTTGTTGTACTCGTCCTGCTCGTAGGCGAGGCTCTGTTCCAGCTGCGCGATCTTGCGCAGGTGTTCATCTTTGGTCTGTTGCCGGTCCTCCGCCTCTTCCAGCGCGTCCAGGGCGTCGATCTGATCCTCGATGGCGGACACGTTATGATCGCGCCATTCCTCCCACGCGTCCTGGCTCTGGTCAAGCGCCTCCATCTCGGCTTCGCGCATCTTGGAGTAACGTTCTGAGAGCGCGGACATGATCGCGTCGGTCAACCCGGTCAGGTTCTCGGCGTCGCGCTCCGCGATCCGCTTTTTCGCGTTGTATATACGTTCCTCGAGGTCGATCTGTTCCTCTTTGCTCATCTGTATGCGCCGGGCGATATCCTCGAGGTTCGCCAGCTCCTGTTCATAGGTCAGCTGGTCAAGCGCTTTGAGGTGCTCCATTTTTTCGATAGCGAGGTCGTATTCGGTTTTGGACGGTCCACTGCCGGTACTGGGTGTGGATTTCTTACCGCCGCCACCGCCTCTGGATTGGGAAAGCACAAGGCCGAGGGCCTCCATGAGCGCGATTGTTTCCGCAAGCTCCTGTTTCGCTAGAGCTATCGCGGCTACAAGCGCGGTCGGGTCCGCGTCCATGATAACGGTCGGGTCCACGGCTTCAAGCTCCCAAAGCTGCTGCTCGAGAGAAGCTATCTGGGTTTCCAGTTCCACCGCCCGCTGCGGCAAATAGGTCGCCATCCGTTCAAAAGCGTCGTTTGCCGCTTCGATCGCCTGCTCGCTGCCGTCAAACCCAGCGGTCACTTTTTTAGCCAGAGGGGTCATGTCTTTCAGGACGGCAGATACATCCTTGCCGCCTGCGATTGCGTCCTTATAGGCCTTGTAGAGGTCGCGCCATTGTTTCAGGTTATTGGTCATAGCCGACGTTGAACCGATCTCCCGGTTTGTGGAGACGAGGGTTTTCTTGAAAGTCTCAAGCTCTTTTTCGGCATCTGCTATCTCGTCCGCGGTATGGCCAGCGGAAGCGGCAAAATCCTCCATGCGCGCTTTCGTATCGTCGAAACCGGAACCGATAACAGAAAGCGGGTCAGCGGCTTTAGCGAGCGCGGCCATTGTGTCGGTGAACTGTTCCTCGGTCAAATCTCCAGCTTCAGCCAAGGCCTCCAAATACTGATAAATCTCGCTGTCGACGCCCAGCAAATCACTCCACGCTTCTTGCGCGGCGACAATTTCCTCGTCTGACGGTACGACGCCGCTCATGAGCTTTTCGGTGATGCCCTGCAACCCCTCTAGGGCGCCTATGGAAATATCATCAGCGGCTATATCGCCAAGGCTGCTAATCATGTTTTCAAAAAATGCCTGGATATCGTCGGCGCTGTCGAACGACAGCAGATCAACCTGCGGTATCAGCGCACTGGTTATAATTTGCGACATCTCGTCGCTGAAATCTTTGCCTTGCTGTGTCGTATTTTCCTTTATTATAGCTAGCTCATCCGCAATCCACTGATTGATGTCAGCAAAGGCTTTCTCTGATTGACCTTTGAAATCATCCGCTGATATCTGCGACCCCAATGGTGTAAAGTGGTCTCCTGTTTCCGGAGACACAACTGTGTATTTGCTCAGGTTTTCCAGATTGCCCATGCTCTTTTGTGCAATCGCCAGACTGTCAGCCGCCCGCTGTTCCAGTGCCGCAAGCGCATCTGCCCCGGTCGCCGCATTGACAACACCGTTCAGCGACGCCGCGTAGTCATCTGTCGAATTGACTAGCTTATCAAGCGCTTCCTTCGTGATGCCGTAGTTCTTGGCAAGATCCGCTTCGATACTGACAAGGTTATACGCCTCTGTATAGGACAGGCTTTGCTTCTTGCTCAACTCAACATAGGTATTCAGCATAGCTCTAAGAGACGCGGCTCGCTCCTGCTCTGCGACCACGGCTTCCCGGTTCCTTTGGATACGCGCTTCTTCTTCGAGGCGGATATTCTCCAGATGCGCCTGCACGGCAGTGAAAATCCCGACCGCCGCGCCAATGGCTGCGGCAATCAAGCCAATGGTGCCCATCGAAACATTCAGGGCAAGCATAGCAACCTTAAACGCCTTGATCAGGGAGATTATTTTCGTGATAACCGGGACAGCCGCGGTCATCCCGACAAGGGCTGCCGTTGAGGCTGTCGCTCCCGCTGTTACGCCTGGCATTGTCTCAACTATCTCCGTGAGCACTGCAAGGAACCCGGCTCTCAGATCGGTTCCGGCTGCTTGCAGCGGGGTCATGGCTTCGCCGTACGCTACGGAAAGCAGGTAGGCTTGGTTTTCCGCAGCTGCCATTTTTCCGGAAAGCGATTCCTGCAGCTTGATAATGTCGCCGGTCATGGCGGCGGTTTCTTTTTGGATACCGAGATACTCGGCTTCGACCTTCTGTGCCTGTGTCAGATTGGCAACGGCAACGCCGATAGATTTCGCGTATTCCTCCCACATTTTGGCGACGTTCTTCGTTACGCCGGCGTTATCGACCAGGATCGAGTTCTCGTTCTTCAGGCCTTCGGTTGCGGACGTGACGGCCTGTGAAAGCGATAGCGACGCTTGCCGACCGAATGCGGCGGCGTCCTTCAAACGAATAATGGTTGCTGTCGCCTGGTCGAGCGAATACCCGCGCAGCAGCAGGTTTTTGAACGCCGTAGCCGCAGCGGTCGCGTTGAAGAACTGGTCGACGACCTTTTCCGTTGCCTGTTCCATCGCGTCGCTGGAAACGCCCGTCGCTTCCGCCACACTGCCTAAGCCGCGCAGCGCGTCTTTGTAGGCGTTCGCGTCCTTAATGCCCTGATTGATCGCGCTGCCGATCTGCTTAAATACCATCACGGCGACCACGGAAAGAGCGAGCCACGCGAGCTGGGCCTCCTTTGCGCCTGCGGCTATCTGTTCCCCCGATTTCTTTCCTGCTTGGCCGCTCTCCTCAAGCGGCTTTTTCGTCTTTTCGGAGGCGGTTCCGATGCCCTGGAGACGTTCCTTGACCTGCTCGACAACTTGTTCGATATTCTCGGCGGTGGCGCGTATAACGACCACTAGATCGCCGACTTCGGTTTCATTGGGCAAGGTATTCACCTCCGTTTCACATTGGCCTTAAAGGATCGAAATCTGAGCCGATTTCCGCGTTTTCCTCGCGCTTGCTTTTACCCTTCACGTCATGGATCGCGCCCCATGCATTGATGATCTCCGGGATCTCGTCAATGTAATAATCTTCGAGCAGCTCGCGCTTGGATATTCCGATGGTCAGGGCTGATGCGATCAGCCTTTGGAACCAGAGGGAGCCGCTTGCGTCGGTATCTTTTTCGCCAGACCGCGAGCGGCGTTCATAAAATTTTCGATATTATTGACCTCGATCCAGGCGTCGACGATCTCAAGGAGTCCGTCCAGCCCGATCGCGGGATCGTTCATCAGACTGTCCTCGGGTATCCCGGTCAGGCTGGAAACGAGGAGGGCGACATATTTCGGTACGGCCGCAAAGGCGCGCATGAACAGCTCGCCGAGCTTGGATGTGTCAATGGTCTTGAGATACTTGAAAATGGCGTCTGCCTCCATATCGGGGAACAGGGCCGCCATTAGGTCGCTGGTGATCTTTTGCGTGTTCAGGTTGTCGATGGCCGTCACATATGCGCCGATCGGCATGCGCTTGATGTCGTACCCGCGCACCTTGCGCTCCTGTGGCATGGAGAGATTGCGCGCTGGCCTCCGGAGATACCCGCGGAGCCCTTCAAATGGGTTTTTGCTCGGTTTATCGCTCATGATCTATTCCCCTCCTGAATTTGATTTGTGGGCGGTGTCGGCTCCGGCCAACGAATTGTACTGCCAAGCACCGGGATATATGCCATATCGCCTTAAATCGGCTTAAATCGTAATGCTCACATACCCGCGGACGGAACGATCCGTCCGCGGGTTAGTTTGGTCAATGGATTACGGGGACACCCAGACGGCGGTCACGGTGGTGTCGCCCGTGAACACGACCGCCGCGCCGGCGTCGTACTGCGTTCCGCCAACGTCCCACTTGCTGAACGTGTGCGCATCATAGGTGAAGGTGCAGACAGGCAGCGTGAACGCTTTTGCGGCGAAGGCCGAGCCTGCGGCCTGGGTGCCGGTGCCCCCGCCCACGGCGTAGGTGATCGCATACGGCTCGTCGGAGGTCAGGAAGGAGTCGCAGGCGGCCTGATTGGAATCGTCATCAGCCAGCTCCATGATGACCATGGGCTTCAGCGATGCGAGCTCCGGCTTCTTAACGACGCCGGTCAGGATAACCTCGCATACGGTCGGGCTGTCCTTCTTGGTCTGGTAGTTGTCGTAGCGGATGCCCTGCAGGTCAAACACGCGGTACATGACATACCGCGGTTTGCCACCCACGGTAGCCAGAGCAAACCGGAGGGCAAACGACTTGTTGGTGATGCTGAAATCAGCTTCCATCACGTTTGCGGCAACGTTATGAGTGCCAAGGCCAAGTTCGGCCGCCTTGGCGAGCGTAATCTCACCGATGCGAATCTCGGCGTCATACCCGCTTACGTCGCGGAGCTGCGCATACAGGGCATCGTCGTAGTAGATGTCCTGCTTGGATTCCTTGGCGGTGAGGTTCAGCGAACCGGCATATGGGACGGTGGTCACCGTCCCTGTGACGTAGGCGATGATCGAATCGGTGGTGATGGGTGCAAGAACGATACCCTTGAACCCATATACGGCACGTTTAGACATGTTTTAGTCCTCCTATACAATCGGTGAAGTCTTGGAGTATCTGCAGATCATTTGTAGAGCGCCCTCTACGTTTTGTTCGAAGCTGTAGGTGAGCTCCCATCCGATGGCCTCCATGCGGGTCTTGACGGCATCGAATAGATCGTCTACAACGTCGGAGTCGTATGCGAAGATCCGGACGTAATACTCAGATTCCACGAGATACGCCTGATCGTCGCGTCGATCGGTATTCTTCCTGCTGACCAGACCGACAACGATCGCCGGGAACTTGCTCTTGGCGGTCGGCCAGGTGCCGGAGATTGATCCGAGCCCTGGGATATCCTTCAGTGCGTTTTTGATGGTTGTCCTGTCGCTCATCCGGAGACCGCCTTTCTGATTTCTTCGGCAATGATGCCCTGAGCCTTGTCTTCGGTCTGTTTCTTAGCAGGATACATGAATGGTCTTGCCGGCATGCCCTCGGTATAACGGAACCCGGTGCCGTCCTTCAGCGGGAATGCCCAGCCGGTCGATCGGTACGTTGGGCTTACGCTTGGGTCTATACCAGCGTGGTTTGCCTCGCCTTTCGGGCCTGTTCCGAACTCGACATATGTTCCGTGGGGCGCGTGTGCCGTGACCTTTACTTGCGCAGTATCGCCGAGGATTTCAACGTCGCCTCTTTGAATGCTGTCGAAAAGCTCGCCGGTATCGATCGCGCCGGCGGTCAGAAGGTTTTCCTGAGCCGCATCGCGGACAACTTCCCCGACTTTCTTTACTCCGGCAATCATGCCATCTCGCATCTGCTCGACGGACGCATGAAGCCTTTCGGCGATTTCCTCGAGTCCGTGGACATCAATGTCAAACTCCATACTCTCCACGCGCCCCTTCGGGAACCCAATCGAGATGGGCGACTGTGTGCCGCGCCCATGATTTGGACGATACCACGCGATAGTCCGGGAGGGCATCGGCCGCAACGTCTACACATACGCCGGCTCCTTCAGGCAGAAGAGTGGTCGGCTTGTTCGTGTGGAGCAGCTGCATCTTGGATATCCGCGCGCCATAGATCTGCGCGGATATCTGCGATTCGAGGGGTTGGATGGATACATTCAGCGTGTCGTAGTCGGTGTTGTACTTGGGCCTGTCCTTGTCAACATCGTCTACGATCTGGTGGACGGCAACGTTCCGGGTGCGCGATCGCTGCAGAGCCATTACACATCCACCACCTTCACCGTCCGGAGGGCGTGCAGCATGTCAAGAAGGTGTTTAGGCAGCAGATCGATGCCGTGGCTTACGCCGCCCTCGGAGTGGGACGATTCGCCCTCCAGCCCCAGTTGCTGATATTCGATGGCAGCCAGACGCTCGATGATGAATTCGTGCGTGGCCGGAAGTTCAAGGACTTCTGCAGCCGCGCATGCCGCTGCCGTCGATTCTTCAATCAGATCGTTGAGCAAATCGTCTTCGTCACTCCCAGTGATACTCAGGCGTCTTTTCAGTTTGGTAAGCAGTGCGCTTTCGTCCGCCATAGGTTATCAACCCTTCTTGACCTTTTTCGTGCCCTTCGGCGCTGCGACTTTCGCCGCAGGGACAGGAGTTTTGGCAGGTTGTTCAGGTGCCTTCTCCGGCTCTACGACAGCAGTCGGTGGCTCTGGAGCGGGTTCTTCCTTCGGCGCGGATACGCACGTCACTGCATAACCCTTGCGGAGGAGCTTTCCTGCGAGCGCCACATCGGTGGTGTATGCGACGCCCGCATTGAACTCCAGCCCCCAGTGCATACCCGCAATCGGCAGGGTGCTTTTGATAAGGAATTCTGGGAATGCGGCCATTACGAACTCTTCACCGTGAGCGTATCCTTGTCGATCGCGTCCACGGTACCGTCTGCGGTGACGCGCACAACGGTATATTTATCGTCGGATACCCCATTCGGCACGACCTCGTCCGCCACACCAGCATCGAGCGTCAGCTCCTGCCAGCCGGTACCAGGCACGTCCCCGTACAGGATATCGGGTGAGGTGGTTACCGCACTCTTGAAGAAGTACGTCGCCGTGCCCGGAGAAGTGATGGTGATCTTGGTCTTGCCTGCGCCGGCGGTCGCCGCCGCGCTGGCCACGGAAAGCGCGGCAATGTACTTGGCGCTCAGGCTGGTTTCGATCTTGCGCACCTTCTGGTACTTGGTGTCTTCGGCGACAACCGTGCCGCCAAGCCACTCATAGAGCGCGTCGAGTTCCGCCACGGTCAGCCGATCCCACTGCTCCAGGGCGTGCTTGCTGGCGTCGATAGTGTAGCCGTCCGCCAGGAAGCGCGCGGTGCTTACGCCGGAGGCCACGGCCGCCACACCCTGGATGAAGGGCACCTGCGCCCAATCGATAACGTGAGTCTGGTTCGGTGCATAGATTCTGGGCATTTTATTTGTCCTCCCGCTTACGCGATCAGGACGTCGCGGAGAACGGCAGCGGAGCGGGTTGCCTTGATTGCCATCGCGGCGACCATTTCCACTTCGCCGGTCTTCACGGCGCCGGGCGCGGTCATGTTGGGCAGGTACTGGTTGACAACCTTGGATCCTTCGGGGCTGATGCCGTGCACGCCGTCAAGCGCCAGACGCACAGCGTAGATGCTGGTTTTACCATTCGAAGTTTCGATCACGGGGTTGCTGGTGCCGGGTTTGTCGCCCAGCGCCATGATCATCGACGGGCCCCAATTGTAGACCTCGCTGCCGTAGTTCTGTTTGGAGAGCAGGTTGATGCCCGCGCGATCCATCACAGACTGGAACACGGCGAGCATGTCGTTGTTCATGAGATACAGGGTGGGCGCGCCGTCCATCAGAGCGCGAACCTTGCGAAGGTTGTCCAGGAACGCCTTCCAGTTCGAGTCGATGTCGGTGGAGCTGTTGAGGTCGATCGGCGCGGTCGGCGTAAGCTCGGTGGAGCTGCCGGTCAGGGCCTTGTCCAGGCCATCGAACGTGGTTCCCGCGCCAACGCCGGAATCGCCATTGACAAACATGTCATGGAACAAGGCGATCGTCGCCTTGATCTTCTGTTGGAGCTGGAATTGTACATGATCGACCACCTGAACCTCGTCAGCGGCAATCACACGGTCTACCTGGAACGAGCCGCCGAAGATTTTCAGGTTGGCGGTGTACTGCGTGGTCACCGTCTCCTGCGGGGTGTACTCGGAGTTGATCGCGCGTGCGTCGGCGGTCGGCTGCGTGGTGATGCGGTTGTACACATACGCCAGCGATCTGCCGCCCTGCGCCTTGACGCAGTTGTCGAAGGGGAGAACGTCGAGGAGCGCCGATTTACGGAACTCGTCGATCACGAAGTTGGTTAGTTTGGACTGGCTCAGTGCTTGAGCCTGTGCAAGTGTAATCATTGGGGTTCCTCCTTACTTTGACGGTGTGTTATTTTTGGGGGTACATTTCGCTCTTGATTTCACTGCCGATGCTTCCGGCCGCAGCGCCGCCGCCAGTGCCCGGGGGAACCGCGCCTTTCAGCTTCTCGGTTACGCCGGCCTCAACGGACGCGCGATACGCTTTTTCAATGCCCGCAAGGCTCGCCTCGGCGGAGGCTTTGTCTACCATGGAAACAGCTTCGATCAGCGCGGCGGGAAGCCCCCGCTTTGCGATCTCCATTGTCATGTCGGCCCGGAGTTCACGGGCAGCGAGCTTCGCTTCCCGGTCGCTCAGTTCGGTTTCCTTTTCAGCCTTCCGCTTCTTGGCGAGCTCGGCTTCCGACAGTTTGGACTCCTCGTCCCATTTCGCCTTCGCAGTTTCAACCGCCTTGGAAACAGCGTTTTCTACCGCCGTCGCCGTGGCTTTCAAGGTGTGCTGGTCAAGCGCGGACCGAAAGTCCTTGTCTTTTAGAAGCTCAGAGAACGCCGGGATTTTTGCCGGTTCGGGAGCCGGTGCCGGGTTCGGCGCGGGTTCTGGTGCCGGCGCGGGAGTCGGGCTCGGCGCGGGATTGGGTGCGGGTGCGGGCTCCGCGAAGAACTGAAGGTCCAGTGGCATGTGATTGCTGTGTTCCATGATGACTTCTCCTCTTTCATCCGGCGCGTATGCTACCGCGCCGTTTCGTTATTGCTTGGAGCGTATTCTACCGCCCCGTGCTGTATGCTCAAGCGTTGCCGCTTATCGCCTATGCCGCCTTGCGCCACGCGCCTATGTCTGCAGGAGCATCCGCTTCCTGCCACTTTACCCATTCCTCGTAGTTCATGTCGCCCGGGATCTGAACGACTGTTCCGTCGAGGTTCCTGCGCACCTTGTATTCCACAGGCTCGACGATGCCTGCAGCGCCGGTCGTGCATCTGCAGTTGGGATGACTGGGTGGGTAATTCACTCCCACCAAGGCCTCGCTGACCTTGAATATCCGGCCGTCGAGTGGAGCGCAGAACTTGCAGGTACGATCGTCCCACGCTGTTTTGTACCGGTACGTTTCGACGCCGGCGTCGACGTAAGCAGCCTTTGCGGACTGCCCCGCTATATAACTGGTCTCAGTACGCACGAGGCGCTCTGCGTCCCGGAAGTGGACGCTGAAGCGCTCTGCGATCTGCCTGGCCACACTCGCATTCGACTGGCCGCCGAGATATCCGGAGGTGATGATCTCCTCCAAGTCCCGGGCCAGCGTCGCCTGCGCACCCCAGATCCGGGTTGAGTAGTTCGCTCCGGCCCACGGGCTGTCAATGGATATCTTCAATCCACGGATATCGGGAACAGAAAACGCGCTGTTGGATCGTACCTGCAGGTCATAGGTCGTGCGGCCGTATCCTTCGACAGCCGTGAACCTGAGCTGCCCGGTGAGCTCGTCCTCAATCACCCGAGATATGCGCTGCGTTTCAATGGCGATGTTCTGCTGCAGCGCTTCGATCCTGCTGATCCGGGCGGCATACGCCCTGCTGTTGAGCTTGATCTCGGCCGCGAGGCGTTCAGCTCCGGCCGGGAGCGACACAACCTTTGCTTTAAGCAGCTCGATCTCTGCGTTGCCAAGCTGCTCCGTTAACGCGGCCCGTGCCTCGGCATCGGTCAGGTCAAACCAGCCCGCGAACCTCTGGAATATACGCTGTGCGTCCTTGGCCAGCTGCTGCTGCGCGTTGTTCATGATCCGGCCAATGAGCCGGAGGCGATCGTCTGCGGCCGCCTGAAGCACATCCATATTCGCTTCAGCGCGCTTCAGCCAGTAATTAGCCGATCTGATCATTTCGCCTTCTCCTCGTTACCGGACGCCGTGTTCGCCTTCAGTGGCGTGGTGGCAAACATCATGGCGCTCTCCTTCGCCCTGTCTGCCCTCTGCTTCTGCATATCCTTGACCGCCTTGTCCGCATCTTCCACGAAGGGAACCTGCGACATCAGCAGCTCATCGGGCACGAGGTCCTTATACGCCTGCAGCGTCTGGGCAATCTCCAGCTCATTGACCGGCAGGCTGCGGCTGAAGGAGATCTGTATTTTATCGATATCCAAATCTGCTGCACCTTTCAGGCTGAGGAAATTCGCAAACAGTCGTAATCGGATACGCAGTGCCTCGCGGAACCACCGCTCCTTGATGCCCGTAAGCTGCTCAAGGCCCAGCAGCTTGAACCGCATAGCCACACCGGACGATATACCGGCGAATTTCTCATCCGTGAGGTTCGGGACAAAGGTAAACTTGTGGATATCGTCCGCAACGCTTTTACGAAGCAGCTCATTCGCGGTTTCGCCATCTGGTTTCACGAGATACCCTGCGTCGCCATCCTTTGGGACGGAAAGCGTTTTTGCCTGCGCCAAATACTCTGATGGCGTCAGGTTCCCCTTAAGCTCCTCGTTCGCGACCTTTGCGGCATAATCCGGATCGGAGGGGTCTATTTCCTTGGCCGCCGGTTTCTCCAGCCCACGCATACCCTTGAGCACCATAATGGCGTCCGTGAACTGTTGCTTGTCGTTCACGCGGTCGGATTGCAGCTCGTCATAGGCATTGATCAGGGATATTGCGGGTTCGAAATCGCCGGTTTCCGTTTCGTTGTTCCAGTACTCAATCATCGGCACGCCGCCGAAATGATGCGCAGTTCTTTTCGTTTCGGTCGGGAGTGCCCATGTATTAGCCGATGACGTGGAATCGTATTCTACGATCTGTGTCGGGGTGTAAACCGTGACGCGCCTTCCGGTTTCCGTCAGCGTTTTGTTGGTCTTGATCGTAACCATCACACCAAACAACGACTTATGCTCCACCGTATCGTCGTATACAACAAAACCAAATAACGGGCTGATCGACGATGATTTTACGTCCGCGTTCCCGTCCGAATAGCACAACTCAACGCCTTTGCCATATATTGAGCTGTCCATAGCCAGCTCAGAGTCAGTACAGTCGCTCTTGGCCTTCTCCAAAGCTTCATTCAGCTTTTTATACGCTTCCTTTGCCTCGTCCGGGGCCTTATATTGCACCGGTTTGCCGACGAGATACCCGGACGCCATTGTGGAAATGTACTTCGGGAAGTCGTGCACGAGTTTGTTGTTCGGGAGCCCGAGCAATCGTATGCGCTCCGTAATCGCGTGATCACGATTGTAAATCTTATAGAGCGGCAGCAGGCGCTTTTTAATAACCTCATCCTGCTTTAAAAGAACGGCCTGCAACAGCGTAACATCAGGCGATCCATCCGCATTGAGCAGACTCCGGTCAATCGCGATCATAAGCATTCTCCTCTAGTCATACACATAAGCCGTTTTTTGCAGGCTTTCTTCTTCCATCGCGTACCTGAGCGCGTCGATCAGGTGGTTGTTTTTATCCTCGGGCTTGCGCATTGAGTTCCCGTCTTTGTCCTTTTTCCACTGGTAGAGTTGCAACTCGTTTTTCATGTGCTGGCACTGAATATCAACGACGATCTTGCAGCCCTGCAGCCACTGGATGCCGTAAACGACGCTGTCCGGGCCCTTGACGGCTTCCTCGGCGTTGATCCCGAGTTCCTGAAGCTCCGCGACGCTTTTGGGTTCCGCACTATCACATGTGATATAGTTCCCGCGCGCAAAGGGTTTAAGCAGCTTTGCCAGTGCCGTATTGGTCAGCCCGCGTTCGTAAATCTCGTCCAGAACGTAGATTGTCTTTTTTGGGCTGTAGTAGTAAACCTTAACCGCCGCCGCCGGATCGCTGCTGAAGCCAAAGTCGAGGCCCAATAGCAGCTTGTCCGCATGCCGCTTGATTTCCGTCAAATCCTCAACCGTCCAATTGCGGAAGATCACGTCGCCCAGGACACCCCAGTTGCCCAGCGTATAGACGTTGCGGTAGTACTCGTCCTGCTCGTTCTCCAGTGCGCTGACGTCCTCCGGCGTCAAAAAGCGGTTGTCCTTGTAGGTGGTTTTCAGGATCGACAGCCCGTCATCCTGATAACTGGATTTCGTATCGTCCCACCCGCCGAAGAACTCTTTGTAGATCCAGTGCTCTTTATAAATCGGGTTGAACGACATCGTGATCCGCTTCAGGTGCCGGCTTTCGCCCCTGAGGCGCTTCTCCAGCTGCTTATAGTCCTCGCGGACGGTTTCGGTCGCTTCCTCAATCCACACATCCGTCAGCACGCCCTTGGCCGGCGTGATCGACTTGATTTTTTCGACGTCGTCCAGGCCAGCGAAAAGGATCTGCGAGCCGTTGTTGACCGCGGTGATGAGGAGATCAGTCTTGGAGATGCTGAACCACGGTCCCAGCTTCATCCGGGCAATGGCCTTTGTAATCTCGTTCCAGCAGGATCCGCGGATCGTCCGGGCAACGTTTCGCAGCACGAGGGTATTGCGCCCGTTCAGCGTGTCCAGGACCACCCGCTGGGCGATGAAGTAGGACTTGCCCGATGATGCACCGCCGTAGAAGATCTGAATACGCTTCTGGCAGTCATTGACGAAAGGCGCATAGACCGGATTGAAGTTCGCCGGGTTAATCGTCAGCTTTTTCATCTGGCGCACCCACTACAATTTCAAAGTCGCCGAAACCGCCGGCCGTCAGATCAACCGCGTTATCATGCCGGTCGCGCCACTTATCCCGCTTGCGGTTCTTCAGCCAGAAGATCTGCGCGGTCGTGTCGCCGCTGAGCGCGTTTTTCAGCAGTGCGCTTTCAACGGCGAAGTCCACGACCGCCTTCCCCTTTTTTAGGGCCTCGCATATCTTGCAGTATTGCTTTTTCCACCGATACAGCGTCGCAGAATTGATGCCAATATTGTGCGCGATCTGCTCGTCTGATAATCCTTCGCGCGCCCAGCCCTGCAGCAGGATCAAGCAGTCAGGCTCTAACCACTTCTCGAACTTCCCCTTAGCAATGATGATCAGCCCCTTTTTCGGCTATAAGAAAACGCCCTGCTCAGGCGTTTGTTGGATATGCAAGGGACGCCGCTATGCTAACGGCGCCCCTTTGGAAAGGAGGTAAACGCATGAAAAAGTATCGCTCGCTATCGACACCTTGCGCTGTATATAGCATATCACAGAATATACTGCGGTTTACTGCGGACTTTCAGCACGTATTTGCCCATCCCGCTTTAGCGTTCTGAATATCGACTCGCGTCCTTCCCACACCGCCAGCGCCATTTCAAGGCCGTTAAATAAGCCGCACATATACCCATCAACGTCCCAGTTTCCATCAGCGCCTTGAATAGCGTGCATTTCACGAAGCTGTTCCAGCTTCCCCTTACGTCTGAATAATTTAAGCAACCCGTTCATATATTCACCCCTCCTTTCCGCGTATTTGGAACCCGCACGCACTGCAAAGCCCTGCCGTGATACTCATAGACTTGCCGAATGCTGTAGTTCATCTCCTCGGCAATCTGTTCCCAGCTATAGCACCGCACGTACCGCATCAGGAGAATAGACTGATACACCTTGTCCTCGACCGCGAAGATCGCGGCCATGATCTCGTTTTCCAGTTCAGACTGCTGCGCAAGGCGCTCACTCAGCTCCTTCATCAGCTCCAGCTTATTCAGGATCGCATCCTCCATCCGGCAGCGCCGATCCGTGCCGGAAAAATTCTTCGCAATCCGCCGGCCCGTGCCGTACCCCGCCTTGATCGTCAACTCGTCGATCTCCTCCTGGAGAAGCCGCTGCTGCCGCTTCACCTCCCGCAGCTGGGAAAGGTACTCCTTGGCCGTCATGCGATCACTCCTTGCCCTTGTGAACTGCTTTTTGCTGGCCTTTTATTCGTGCCGTAACGGCCATCTTCACGCGCACGATCGCCAGCCCGCTTTCCGTCAGTTCTTTCGATCCGCCGTAGAGCCTAAGTTTGTTAAGCGCGGCCCGCTCGCGGTAACTGACCAGCAGCAGGTTTTCCAGCACGCAGTTTTGTCGGTTACCGTCCGCGAACATAACGCAGTGTTTGGTAGGTATTGGACCGTACGCGGCTTCCCAGATCATCCGGTGCTTCAACCGCCATTTGTTCGGATCGGCAACCTTCACCACGGGATACCCGTCCGTGGTCACGCTCTCCGTACCCACAGGACGATATGTCTGCGGTCTGTTTCCTTTCTTGAACCGCGTCGCTTCCGTTCCGGGCGGACACCAGCCCTTGCGGCCTTTGTTATGCGATACATGCCCTTTTTGAAACCGCATATCCAGCCCGCTGTTGATCTTCCGGTTCTTCGCCGCCGCCGTCACCTGCCCGACGGTTAGGGCCAGCCCGAATCGCCGGTTGAACAGCGCGGTCAGTTCCCGGTGCGTCCTCCCAGGCAACTTCTTCCGGATGAATGCGACCTGCTCGTCCGTGTAGCAGTGGTTCATCCGTTACTCCTCCAGCAGATGCGGCATTTTTTCATCGCGACCCATATACTGACTTTTCGCGATGGTCGCCTTCAGCACCAACTGGCCGTTGGCCACGATCTGCGATGCGACGCCGGTTATAGCTCTAGCGCGCTTGAGCTCCACTTCCAGCTGCTCCCCCTGAAGTTCGTCATCGTTTAACCGCTCCAGCGTCTCAAACAAATGGTCATTCAGGTCAATCATCCGGTTTCTGGTGTTCTGCCTTTTTGCTTCGTCTGTCATGATAATTCCCTCGCTTTCTCAATCCGTGCCTGCAGCGCATCCATTAGTGCGTCCTGCATGTCGCGCTTGCCCTCCAGTGCCGCGGCAACGTCCATGTCCATGCCGCCGTCCACCAATAGCCGGTGAACGATCACCGGGTGCTCCTGTCCCTGCCGATGCAGCCGGGCGTTTGCCTGCTGGTACAACTCCAAAGACCACGTGAGACCAAACCAGAGTATGTGGTGCCCGCCCTGCTGCAGGTTCAGGCCATAAGCGCAGCTGGCCGGGTGTGCAAGCAAAATATCGATCTCGCCGCGGTTCCAGGCGTCCGCGTCAGCCGGGCCTTCGTACTGCCGTACTCGCAGCCGCATATCCACGGCCTTGATCCCTTCCAGCAGCCGGGGAATATCGTGCCGGAAGCTGTAGAACATCAAGGCGTGCTGCCCGTTCAGCCCCTCCAGAAGCTCCTGCAGGGCCTCGATCTTGCAGCCGTGAACCGGCACCGCACGGTGGTCTTCGGTGTACACCGCCCCATTGCAAAGCTGCAGCAGCTTCCCGGTCAGCGCGGCGGCGCCGGCGGCGGTAATCGTGTCCTGATTCACCTGCAAAAGCATCTCCCGTTCCATTCGGCGATAGGCCGTTTTCGCCGCCGGATCCAGCTCCACCGGTATATCGTCCAGGATCAGATCCGGCATCCGCAGGTAGTCCTTCGCCGATAGGCTGACGCAGATATCGCCGATCGCCGCCTGCACGCTCTCCATGGCACCCGGCAAGGCCTTACGCTCGTGTGAATAGGGGTTAAATGTAAAATACCGTTCACGGTACCAAGTGATAGTTTTCCCCAGCCGCTCCCCGCGATCCAGCAGGTACACCTGCGCCCAGAGATCTTCCAGCCCGTTTGGCGCCGGCGTTCCGGTCAGCCCGACGATACGACCAATGTGTGGCAGCACGGAACGCAGGGCCTTGAACCGCTTCGCCTGGCTGTTCTTGAAGCTGGACAACTCGTCTACGACCACCATATCGAATGGCCACGTGTTTTGAAAATACTGCACCAGCCATACCACGTTATCGCGGTTGATCACGTACACGTCCGCGGGGGTGTACAGGGCCTTGATCCGCTGCTGGGCCGTACCCATCACCAGCTGCATCCGCAGGATACTCAGGTGATCCCACTTCCGCGCCTCCCCGGTCCACGTGCCCTCGGCAACCTTTTTCGGCGCGATCACCAGCACCTTGCACACCTGCAGGAAATCGTATTTCAGCCGGGCGATGGCGGACAGGGTAACCGCGCTCTTACCCAAGCCCATTTCCCATAGCAGCCCGATCCGTTCCTGCGCTATGATCCGGTTTTCGCCGTCAACCTGGTATTCGTGCGGCACGTATCGCATAGACCCTCCACCTCCTTCACAAACTCCTGCGCCTGATCCCAGCCTTTGATCACCCGGACGTCCGCGCCTCGCTCCTTCATCCGGCCGGTCTGCCACTTCTGGAGTTTGGACAGCCGCCCAAGGTTGGTTTTCAGCTCAAGGTATATCGTCACGCCCGAAGGCAGTATCACAATCCGATCCGGCACGCCCGGATTGCCCGGCGACTCGAATTTCAGGTACAGGCACCCACGACTTTCCAGCATCTTCCCTAACCGGCGCTCAATCTCTTTTTCAAGCATCCCTAAATCCTCCAAGCCTGATACTTTGCTACATGATGCGCGTATATGAGGCAAATTCATGCGTATATAGGATTTATAGGTTTTATTTACATCCATAAACCTATATAAATTCCCTACCAAGAAAAGTAATGTTTCAATGTTTCAATAGATATCCAGCCTTTACTGCGTAAGGCTTTCCGTTGAAACTTTTAATGTTTCGCAAATGTTTCGTTGTTTCAATCGCCTGAAACCTGAAACATTGCTGAAACATTGGATGTTTCGGCTTTCGTAAAGCCTCGCTGGTACCCTGCATACCCAAATCGGGCACCCCCTTTTGTACGTTTCCATCCAGGCATCGCCATAATTACGCTGTTGATCTCCGCGGCGTCGGCGTATTTCATGCCCTTAGCGTCGCCTTTCAGGCACTCGCACCACACTTCCAGTGCACAGATACGGTCACGGTCGACAAGGTTTCCCGTACCCTGGCATCCGCCCCCGAGCCACACAAGGCGCTGCTGCAGATCCCATTTCGGCCACTCCGCGGGTACCTTCTTTTCAACGTAATCGGATATCAGGCCCTCGCGGCCTGAGTGTTCGCGGTGTTCTTCCTGCTCCGCTTCGGCAAACTTGGCCGGGTCTCCGGCCAGGTACAGGGGTTCCCCAAGCCGCCAGCACAGGACCGCCTCAGCCCACAGCTGATCCACTTCGGCGTCCAGATCCGTAAAGACTGATTTTATCGGCCTCGTGACGTTCGTATCCACCGGCCAGAAACGCCGGTTGCCGGTGCGGTCCCGCAGGTATTCCCTGTTGTTTGAGGTTCCAAAAAACACGCAGCGGCGCTTGTGCCATTCCACCACGCGACCGTAGGCAGCCCGGTAGATATCCTCGCACTGGCTTAAAAACTGCTTCACCCGGCCAAGCTCCGATTTATTCAGTGCTTCCAGCTCGCCGATCTCCACGATCCACACGCCCTGCAGCAATTCGCTGGCTTCCTTGCCCTCGAACGTCTTCAGGCTGTCGGAGAACCACTTCTGCCCCATCTTCCGAAGCAGTGTGCTTTTGCCGATGCCCTGCGTGCCCGTAGGGATCAGCATGAAGTCGTATTTGATGCCTGGCTCCATCGCCCGGGCAACAGCAGCAGTAAAGGCCTTGCGCGTCACAGCGCGCGTATAGGGCGTATCCGCGGTGCCCAGGTAGTCGATGAACAAAGTATCAAGCCTGGGCGTACCGTCCCATTCCAGGCCGTTCAAATAGTCCGTCACAGGATTATAGCCATGCCTGGCCACATGATCCCGGAATGCGTCGTCGACAATATCCCGCGATCGGAAGCCGAGGATCTGGTCAACGTAAATGCGCAGCCCGGCATCGTCCTCGTCGCTCCACGCGAAATCCCCTTCGGCCGTCTTCCGCGCTCCCCAAGGGAGCGGAGCAACGCCATACACGCGATCTGCGAAGGTATCTTTTTTCAACCGGTCCTTCAACTGCGGGTCGTTTTCCAGCAGAAGGAGTACGTTAAAGGCGCATTTGTCCGGCCGGCCATCGCGGGGGCTCAGCTTCAGGCGCAGCATCCAGTTGGAATCAGCGGTGTCCGCGGTCGTACCGAAGTCCTCCATAGTCTGACGGTAGCGCTCCTGATTCAGCTGCAGCGCTACGGCGTCGTCGGCCACGGCGAACTGCTTCATGCGCTCATAGCTGGGGAGCTTGGCCGTCGGCGTTCCTTCCTTCGCCTCGTCGTCGAGGTCGCCGAATTTATGCAGGCGCAGGAGGTCGAAGGAGTTCACCAGCCGCCCGCCTGCGGGGTCTGTAGCGTGGTGGGAGAACAGGAATTTGCCGTTGTCGTACACCACGGCGCCGCCGGTCGTGCTGCCGCCGGTGAATGTGTAGCGGTCGGGGCTGTTATCTACAGGCTCGTATACGCCCGGCAGGAAGATATCCATCACCTGATAGATGTTGTACTCCCGGCAGAACGCACCTACGGGGCCGGGCTTGGCGGTAGGGTCTTCCTGCTTGGCCGCCAGCGTCTGATGCGCCTTGGCCTGCCCGGGGACCTGCGGCCAGGCGTCCATGTCGCGCCAGTCGGCGTAGAGGGCCAGCATGCCGTCTGCGTCGGCGAAGGGCTTGTCTTCGTACAGATACACGTACTGCCCGTCCGCGCTGCAGCTGGGCCAGTACATCATGCGCACGGCCTGGAAGGTCGTCGGGTCGCACCAGCCGATACCGATCATCTCGGCCAGCTTGCGGGCGATCGGCTCGTACTCGTCCGCCGTCGCGGTGCGCGACAGCGGGATCAGGATCCGCAGTCGGGGCTTATCGGGCGAATGCTTGCGGGTGGAGTATACCGCCCAGCCACAGCCCAGCGAGCCTACACGGCGCAGCACGTCGTCTGTGCCGCCCGTGGGCAGCGCGTCCATGTCCAGCGTCACGATGTCCCGGCCCAGCACGGCGTGCCGTTTACGGCGGCCTCCGGCCAGCTCACCGGCGACGAAGCCGCCGACGTCCTTCAGATCGTCCTGCGCGGATTTGGGCATATGCAGGTAGGCGGCAAGCGTCTCCTGCCCGCGTACGGGCGTGGCCAGGCGCTGGAGCATCTCAGACCAGTACAGCGTCTGCGACGGCCAGGTATCCGCCCTGCGATTCCCCGCGGCGCTGATGGTTAGTTTACGGTCGTAGATCATTGTGAGTTACTCCTTTTTATAAAAATCACTGACGAACCCATCGCCTTTCAGCAGCAACCCGGGCGCCCAGGGGATAGATTCGGCCATCATGGAAAGGATATCGGGCAAGGCATCTGCCGGATGTTCCACTACAGCCTCGTCGTGGACATGGAAAACCGTCCGATATCCGGCGGCGTTCAGTCGCAACAGCACCTCGGCCAGGCAGTCCCGGGCGATGGCCTGAACACAGTTACTTACAATTCGAGCGCGCCCGTTATCCCACACGGCGAATTGATGCCGCGGTCCACAATTCAGGAGGTCGTAAACCGGTTCCGAACATCCGGTTTCGCGCACAATAATTCTGTCGGCCAGCCCGCTTTGATCCGATACAAGACCGTCGTTTCGTTTAAGCCGGTTTTTTCGCAAAATTCGGAAACTGGCATCCGTCCGAGCGGAGTATCGATTATCATATTCGTTCTCCGGTTCCTGGCATTTCGGGTACGGTTTATCCAGCGACAGTTGTCTGGTCGATAGCCCCGATTGTTGTCGATACGGTCCAGCTCCAGCCCCGCTTGGTAAGATGGCCCCATGTCGATCCAAAAGGCGTTGAAACTCGCGTCCCAAGCGGCGCAGACTTTGATCCCACGGCCGCCATAGTTTTTGTAGGCGTGATGAGAGGGTAACCGACAACGATCCCGCATTGCTCGCCAGACCCCATAGGCCGGATGTTTGCTCATGCCGTGGGTCTGCTGCCTCTTGCTGATAAATTTCTTTGTTAAGCAGCCGCAGGATTTCCGCGGATGACCTTTCTTCTGTATATCGGCGGCGGCCAACTCGAATTCTTTTCCGCAGTCGCAACGAGCAATCCAGCGAGGTTTTTCCCCGGGAGCCGTTTTTGCCCGGCGTAAAATCGTCAGGGAGTACTGCCGGTGCCCAGTCCAGTCCTTTGCTTTCGCCACAAGCCACCCATCCTTTCACGGTTAGTATTTTGTGATCCGGAGTCATGCGCAGAGCTCCGATTTGTAAAATCGGTTGGGGGCCTTTAGCACTCAGGCCGTCGTGGGTAACCCAAGCCCCGCCGTCCCATACCCGATGGGCCTTTGTGACGTGCCGCAGAGGTATCAGCCCAGCGTCAGTTATCACGAGGGCATCTCCGGATAAACAGTTTTCCACCAGCTTGCCGCCGAAGGTGGGGATGATCGACCACTTCTTTGTGCCCTGCTCCACGCCGGTATAGTGCAGCGCGTCGTTGCCAAATTTCCCGGGCGCGATGAAGGGGTGCGGGTAGAACAGCTTCCGGCCTACTGGCAGGGTGATTGTCAGGAAGTCCTGCGCGGTTTGTGGGTGCATTTCCCTTTGGAGCAGCAGCCATTGTACAGTTAGCGGCTGCCCGGTGCGCATGACCTCCAGCGCGGCGTTCTCCAGGTCATGCCACAGCGCTACGATCCGCGGGCTCGCGGCTCTCCAGCGGCCCACGATATCCGGCAGCTCGTCCTCAGTCAGCCCCATATCCAGGGCGCCCATGGCGATCAGCGCGCCCGAACTCCCGCCGTACCCGAGGGCGAGCTCCGCGACCTTTCCTTTTTGCCTTTCGGAGCTGCCCTTCTGCACGCTCCCGGGCGGCAGGTGGAACATCTGTTCAGCCGACGCTTCGTAGATTTTCCCGTGCGTGGCGAACACGTCGAGCCGCCACTGCTCCCCGGCCAGCCAGGCAACCACGCGGGCCTCGATCGCGCTGAAATCGGCGATCAGATAGCGCTTGCCGGGCTCCGGTACAAAGGCCGTGCGGATCAGCTGAGAAAGCGTATCGGGAACGTTGCCGTACATCAGGCGCAGCATATCGAGGTTCCGGCTGCGTACCAGCTCCCGGGCGTAGGACAAGGTCTCCATGTGATTGCGGGGGAGGTTCTGTACCTGTACCAGGCGGCCCGCCCAGCGGCCGGTACGGTTCGCGCCGTAGTACTGCATCAATCCGCGCACCCGCTCGTCTTCACATACGGCGGCGGCCATCGCGTCGTACTTCTTGGTGCTGGTCTTCCCCAGCTGTTGCCGGATCTCCAGCATCCGGGTCGCGGCATCACTGGATACGCCCTTGGCCAGCAGACCGGAGACCGTATCTTTTCGCAGATCGGGCAGCTCCTCGTCCAGCTCGTCTTCCAGCTCCTCATTGAGCCATTTGGTCAGCTGCTGCACGCTTTTGGGGTTCTGCAGGCCGCTGATCGCCATGGCTTCCTTCATCAGTTCGCGCTGGATCGTGTCGCCGCATGACAGCGCGCCGCCGACCAGCTGTTGATCCACCTTCACGCCGCGGGCGTTCATCATGCAGTCGAGTTCCCAAAGGTGCTGCTCCCGTTCCGGCAGCGGCCAGGGCGAAAGTCTGCGTTCGATCTCGCGCTCCGCCTCGACGTCCTGTACGCAGTAGCGCTTGAACAGATTCCATTTTTCCGGTTCATGATGGGGCAGGGTGCGCGTACGCCCGCCGTTGGCCTTGCTGGGCTTCTGCGGTATGCAGAACGTGCGGATCAGCGACATGCCGACGCCCAGCTTCTTTTTCTCCTGCGGCAGTCCGATCGCCTCGCCGATCGCGGACAGCCCAGCAGGATAACCGCAGTACAGCCCGTGCGCCATCGTGCAGCGCATACGGCGCAGCAAGGCTTCGGGGTCGTGCGGATAGCCTATACGCTTCATGTACTGGCAAAGGCAATACCACTCGAATACGGCATTGTAGGCGTGTACAAGTACATCTTCGGAGGTCAACCAGCCGAGGAAGGAACCTTCTACGCCGTGCGCCGTCGGGTCTTCGGTGATATGTACTGGGTCGTTATCCAGCGCCCACGCGGCCATCAGTATTTCAAAGTCAGGGCTTTGGGCGTATTTATATAGTCCGGCTTTTTTGATATCCACGCCGGAATAGGTTTCGATATCACAATAGAAGTGCATCATAAGGCCGCCTCGAAATGCCGCCTTGCATCCTTGCGTTTGTTTTCTTTTAGAAGGTCTATACCCTCTTGAATGAATTCCTCCAGCGCGTCCTTGGTATCGTGCCCCATCTTCTCGTCGATGAGGTTCAGCAATCCTTTGGGGCCGTCGTAAAAGTGGATTTCTCCGTGTATGTCTACGTGTGTCATAAGCGAGTACTCCTTTCCAAAAGAGGGAAGCGGGCGGCAGTCAACCGCCGCCCGATTGAGGGTTATACAGGCAGTCCGGTGAGCGGGTCAACCTGCCGTTGGGGATAGCTGTAGCCCTGCACAGGCGCTGCGTACTGGGGCTGCATCGGAGGAGTGCCAGCATACTGCGGATAGTGCTGCTGCTCGGGCTGCGGGTATCCGTAGCCCTGCGCAGGCGCGGCGTACGCGGCTACCTGTCCGCCGAAGTCTTCCTCGGCGGTGGTGCGGTTGCCCAGCGGTTCGCCGTCAGTCAGCTTCTGCACGTTGGTCAGGCCGCAGCCGACGCCCTTTTTACCGGCCTGATTGTAGGGGAAGAAGTCCACGCCCACGCGCCCATAGATGCCGGAATAGATCTCGCGGGGGTCCATGATGTCCTGAATGTTGGCGTCCACGACGCGCGGGGGACGGTCCTTTTTACAGGACGCGGTGAACACCCAGTGCCCGTGGCACTCGGGTCCGAAGGGCAGGCCGTCGCTCGGGCGGACGCCGTCGCCGTCATATACGGGATTCGCCACTTTGGGCGGGCGGCTGCCCCACATCTTCAGGCCTGCCTGTGTGGCGGCTTCTATCGCGGCGTCGATGCGTTGCCTGGTGGCGACGTCGGTTTTGGGTACCAGTACGGTGACGGAGTACTTCTCCTCGCCGCTGTTGCGGTTGGCGAAGGGCTGGAGCAGGTGTACGTAGGACAACCTCACTTTTCCAGTGGTTACATGATTCTCGTTTGCCATGGTTTCGTTTCTCCTTTACGGCTGTGCCGTCGTGGCGAAATCCTGTTCCGCCGTCGGTCGGTTGGTGATTGCGGGTTTCTTGTCATCCTCACGGGCGAGCGTCGGTTTTCCGGGCGGGGTGTGCACATACGGGGTCAGTACTTGGAAGTTCTTCTTGCCCATGATCTTTTCGAGGGCCGCCAGGGTAACAGGCTTGCGTTCGTACAGCATCTCTTCCGGCGTGCCAGCTTCCATCGCGGCCTTGAACGCGGCGTCCTGATCGGTCCATACGCGCACCGCGCGGCCTTCCACGGCTTTCCAGCCGGGGATCTCTTCGCCGTTCAGCAGTGCGGATAGGACGTATTCCTCCACGTCGCTCAGCCACGCCTGAAGGTCGGTAGCCCGGGTGAGGATAGCCCCCAGCTCCGTGGGAGCAAGCAACGCAGGAGGCGCGGCGTGGAATTCCTCCAGCGCGAGGTTACGGTCGCTGCGTGCCCTGCAGACTGCGTTTGCTTTGCAGAAGCGGCACCATTCGCCTGAGCGGTACTCCCCTTCGCCGTTCGCGGCCATCAGCGCGCGGGGGCGCACATAGCCCTCGGCCCAGCTCAGCAGGAAAGGTACATCCCATTCCGGCGTTTCCGACACACCGCCGTTGCGGGGCTGTACGATCGTCCAGCGCACCTTTTGGATGTCGTAGAACAGGCCATAGCGGACGTATGCGCCCAGGGCGTAAAGGATCAGCTGCGCATTGCCCTCGGCGGGTACGGGTACGCCCTTGCCGTGCTTGTAGTCGATCACGTGCAGGATGCCATTGCCGATCAGGACGCAGTCCGCCGTGCCGTAGCCATCGGGCACCCAGTCGGAGAAATCAACCGTCTGTTCCAGCGCTACGTAGGGGGTTTCGAGAAACGCCATTGCGATTTCGTTCACGGCATCCAGGTATTCGTCGGTCGTGCCGTCCATCTCAGGGTTATATAGGGGATCCGTTTTGAGCTTGTCCAATTCGGCCTTGAACTTTTTTTGCGTCAGGCTGGTCGTGAAGCGTTTTCGCAGTTTCAGTTCGCCGATCTTGTGCGCCAGCGTGCCCTCGGCGGCGTACTCGCTGGTCGTGTCCGGCATGTCGGCCGTGAGTAGGGCACTGGGCGGGCAATTAAGCCAACGTTCCGCGCTGCTGGCCCCTAGGATCGCGTGTATGCCGGGCATCAGACTTGCACCCCCTGCTCCCGCAGGGCTTGCGCGAACGCACCGCGCTTGGCGGGTGTATCGAGCTGGGTAACACCCTGAACGCCCTGCGCGCTGAGCAGCGCCAGCGCTTTGGTGCGGTTGTCGGGAGCTTTGTCGATCCAGAAGGCTACGGCGCGGCCCAGCTGCTCATGTGTGTAATCGGGCACGGTGGTCGGCACAGCGGAAGGCGGGGGCGTCATTTGCGGGGCAGGTGCGGGTTGGACCGGGATCACGGGAAGGGGCGCAGGCGCGGGCGCGGTTTGCGCGGGGGTTAAGGGAACGAGAGCCTGCCCGAAGCTCTGCTGCAGGAAGTCGTTGATCTGGGCCATGAGGTCGTTGTGCGTGTTGCCGTTGAAGGTAAGCGTCAGCATGTTGGTGCCCTCCTTATTTCTTGGTCTCGTTGATCGTTACGGTGATGCCCTTTTTCGGGTCGATGCCGGCGGCATCCACCTGCGCCTTTTTCAGGTACAGGGTCATTTGATCCGGGCGCTCCCCGGTCTCGAAGCGGTAGCAGGTTTTCGTTTCAGTGGTGAGCGTGAACTTGATTTCGAGCATACGGTTTCCTCCTTCGGTTTTTGACAGTCGCAGCGCTCCTGTGGATCAAGGTGCGCGCCGCAATCAGGGCAGGTTTTGTAATACACGATCAGCCGCCAATCAAGGTAAGCTTGCTTTCGGATGTGATTGTCCTGGTGTTGTGATTAATGTACACGGCCTCTCCAGTTACGGTAACTTTGGGCTCGCCCCACCGGCCACACGGGAAGATGACCGTCGCGTTGTTGCAGGCCTCGACTGTCGCGTTGTTGCAGGCCTTGACCGTCGCGTTGTTGCAGGCCTTGACCGTCGCGTTGTTGCAGGCCTCGACCGTCGCGTTGTTGCAGGCCTTGACCGTCGCGTTGTCGTAGGCCTCGACCGTCGCGTTGTCG